GCATAAAATAGGCATTAGGCTTGCCTAGAAAGGAGGGTCGATGCCTTAAGGGCTTCGTGGACCTCACCCTAGAATCCCGGCAGGAATCCCCGAAGAAGTCCCCGAAGCCTTCCCCGAAGGGTATGGCGCTTAAGGCCCACCCCGGGGCTTCGCTTCCTCCAGGGTTCCAAGTAAAGCCCTTTAAGGCGTTTAAGGACGGAAACCGAACGTGGATAGTAAACGAGCCGGAAAACCCCGCAAAATCGATTTAAACCGCCCTAGCGGGCATTTCCGGGTCGATGCCTTAAGGCGTTTGCTTGGGATTGGGCCTTTAAGGGCCATTTTGCGGTAAAGCTTAGGTCTTTCGCAAGGGCTTCCGCCTTGCGCGAGTAGGTGGTCGCCTCTCCGCGAGTTACGGGCGCCGAGTAGGGACCGTGGCGCCAGGCGTTGGCTCGGTTGCGTGCCGTATCGGGAAGCCTCCGCTTCGCCAGGCTTTCCCCGGTATACGTGCGGAATAGGACAAAGGCACCGGCGAGCGTGCGCGGGTCCGCTTTGACGCCTAGCCTCGCGCAATCCGCCAAGACGCCGGGCTTTATTTGCGCCGGACCCACCGCCGGACCGTTGCGGGCGTCAAGGTTCCCGCCGGATTCCAACTGGACAAGCGCCAGGAACAAAGCAAGCAAGGCGGATTCGGGCATACGCAAAAAAGGCCCGCCGGAAAGCGGGCCTGTGGCAAGGGGAAAGGCTAGGCTAGGAGATCAAAGCGTAGATTGCCCCGGCTAGTAAGCCGGCAAGGGAAATTGCACAGAACAAAGCCGACATAATCAAATCGCCTTTTTTCACACAAACCCCCGCTCGACATAGGTTTGCGCGTCCGAAAACGAGCAAAAGGCTTCCCACTCCATTTCGCCGGCGGAAACGTAGTAAAGGGAAAATTGACTATCCCAAGTAACGATTGCCCGGAGGTTTCCCCGTGGGTCGCGTGCTTCCCACGCAAAGTCGTCCCGTTGGTGCCAACTCATTTCCCACCCCCAATTTGAACCACAAAGCCGGAGGTGTCTTTTTTCGCTTTCCCCTTTGCCCGCAAGCCGACAATTCGCCCCGGACCGTCCAGAAAGCGCAAATCGTTTGTGTCCCCGTCGACTACGGGCCGCCCCGCCCACTCCGCCGGCAAGGTTTTCCCCTTTTTCGTGGAGAAAACTACGGCAACGTTTGCGCCAGCCTTCGCCAGTTCAAGGGCCGTTTCCCCGTTGCATTCACTCCGGGAAAACGTGAGGGAATAGTTAGCGGGCATACGTCCGTCGAGCCAAGCCCGGACCCTTGCGGGATTTTTAGTGTAATCGTAAAACGGGATTTCGGGGAAGCGCTTCATCAAATTAACCCCTAGCTGCCCGCCTAGGTTTTCCCACGGCAAGTCGCTTGTCCCGTTTAGCCGGACGCAAGGGGAAAGGCCTTCCTTTGCCGCCTTGCGTTTCAACGCTTCGATATCCTTCGCCAGGGTTTCCACAAACCCCTTCGGGTCCCGGAAAAAGGCCTTTGTTTTCGCGATTCGCGCTTCCTGCACGCTATCGAAAGCGCCCATTCCGGCAAGGTTTAGACAAGAGAAAATGCACCCCTCGCTTGCGTGAGAGCACACGTTCCGTCCGGCAAGGGTATACGGTGCAAGGTACAAAATCCCCGTGAGCCATCCCGCAAACTGGCCTTTGACCGTTTTCGCGTCGCCTTTAGAAAGTAGATTCACGCGACACCCCCTTTCCCGTAGTGCCCGCACTCCGTCACCGTATACGTACAAACCTTCCGAAGCTTTGAAAAACGGATGCTGATGCGGTCCCGGGGTTCAAAGTCCGCCTTTGAAACATACCCGGACCCGTGAAAAAGGGAAGCGAGGGAAAAATCCTTCCCCGCGAGGAAGTCGGCAATCGCAGCCTTCCCGGAGGAATAGTCGCGACCATAAGCCGGAGTTAACGTGGCGCCATTTAGTGTGCTCATTTTGTCGTATGTCCTTTCGTGTGTGTGGTTTGTGTGTGTGGTTCAGTCAAAAAAGCCGCAGAAACCTAAGGCAACAGCCGAAAAGATAAGGCAGAGAATAAGGCAAGCTAACAGCTCCAGGATGCGTTTCACTTTGTGTCCTTTGTTTTGTGTTTTGCTCCGGGGTTTTCCCTTCGCTGGGTATTAATAGAACCGAACCCAGGCACGCCCGCAAGCTTTTCTTTGTACGTAGAAACACGTACGCCAGGGAACGTAGTCGCGTCCCACTGAATCCCCGCCCACCAAAGGCAAAGGAGATACCCAAAGGAGAGAACAAGACCCTTCTAAGCTTTCCGGGACTGTTCCACGTGGAACAAAGGAGAGACGGCAAGGGAGAGTGCGTTTCCGGTAGTGCATTAACCCATTAACCCCTTTAAGCATCCGTCCCCGCGTGTCCGTCCGTACACCTCCCATTTGCGACCAGGCATCCACCCTATGCCCATTCCCTAGGGTATGCACCCCATCCCGGATGGGGGGGAGGGGGTCAGACCGGGGAGCGGGAGGAAGATTGGGATTGATAAACCCACCCCTTAAAAAATATCCGCAACAGGCCCTAGAAACGCCCTACAGCCATTCTGGAGTCCTGCCCATATCCAGACTCCCGTTTTTAAAAAATCCCATTAAATGGCCGCCGTTCGCTTAATACGTTTAAGCTTGTTAAAGGAAAGGGCTTCTGGCGTTAATAAGCTATGGCGACGAAGCGGCAGATAAGTAAGTTGGCTAAGGCGGTGGCTGAGGTAGGCGACCGTACTGGCAACTTCTTGGAGAGGACGGACCCGGCGAAGGCTACGAGGGCTTTGGAGATGCTGGCGGATGGGGAGAGCTTTAGGACCATCCAGAAGGAATTGGGGCTTCAGTGGGACACGGTGGCTAGGCTGAAGGCCCGGCATAAGACCTTGTTGGATGAGCGGCGGGCTGTGTTGGCGGAGGATGCCCTGGAGATTGCGGAGGGTTTGCGTCTTCTTCAGAAGGAGAAGATGCGGATGCTGGCGGAGGACCCTGAGCAGTTGGCGCGGACCAACATCAGGGATCTTTCAATTCCTTGGGGCATCAGCGTAGACAAATACCTGGCCGTCCTTGGAGAGAACAAGGTGACGGTTGAACATAAGAGCGCGGCACCAAGCCTTGAAGATGCGATGGCAGCAATCCAAGCTGCCAAGGATAAGTTAAGGCTTGCATCTATCAATGTGGACTCGTTGACTGTTGAGCCTAAACCAGTTGAGCAACCAAAGGATTAAACGCGGAACCCAAAGGGAAGACGGCCTGTTCTTTATCTGCTATCAGAAGAACGGGACGGAGTACTGGGCTGCCCGCGATGTTTTGGATAGGTGTATTGAGTCGGCAAGGCGTTGGAAGGAAAAGAACCGGGAGAAGATGCTGGCTAAGCAGAGGGAGTACCAGCGTAAGAATAAGGAGGTTCTAAACGAGAAGCGCCGAGCTAAGTTCAAGGCTAACCCCGAGCTTTACCGGAAGTACTTTGAATCCCAGAAGGCCAATATGCGGAAGGCTTCTAGGCGCTACTACCAATCCAAGCCTTGGGTCAAATGCGCCGAAGAGGCTAGGCGTCGATCCAGAATAAAGCCCGATCCAGCCGACAACAAGGTGATCGGCAAGCTGTATGCGACTTGTGCCCGCATAAGCAAATGCACTGGGATTGCACATCACGTGGATCACATCACCCCGCTTTGCGCCGGTGGTGAGCATAAGCCATCCAATCTACGGATCATCACCGCTGTCGAAAATATGCGTAAGGGCGGGCGTGTGGAAGTACTAACGAAGGACGTAACAAATGAACCCTCTGATAGCAGCGGTTAAGAATCTGGCGATGTGGGACAAGTGGCAGGCGATGGTTGCTTTGGCCGGCGATCAATATGCCAAGAGCCCCGTCTTTGTGGAGCAGGACAGCCAGAAGCCGGAGGAGTTTGACCAAGTGGCCGATTGGATTGGACGTTGGGACATTCCCGCCTTCGATAGGTTTGGCCGGGTGCGGGATGTGAGCCACGGGGCCCGCTATGTGAACACCCGGACGTTTGGACCTGTCACCAGACAATGGCTGGATGCCAACACGGAGTTGTGGTTCCTCAACAAGCACGGGCTGTTAGGACATAATGTCCTAGACATTGGTGCGGGGTATGGACGGTTGGCTGTGAGCGCCGCGCCTTACGTCAAAGACTACTGGTGTACAGACGGGGTGGAGGTGAGCCGGAACGTCTGCCGGCAGCACGTTGAGTGCTATGTCCATAGCGGGAACGTCCACGTTCTCAGCCCGGAGGAGCTGCTCCAGACCCATCCCAAGTGTGAAGTGGCGGTGAACATCCATAGCTGGAACGAGTGTTCGTTTGTGTCCATTGCCGCGTGGCTAGACATTCTGGCCGAGCTGAAGGTGCCCTATCTGTTTACGGTGAGCCACGGGCAGCTTGAGAATGGGAATGCCTATCTCTGCCACCAGGCCGGCCAGCCCTCCTTCCGTCCCCTCCTGGAGGAGAAGTATGACTTGGTGGAGGAACTGACGTTAGGAATGTCCTCCCATCCCTACGCGCTCTGGCGGGCTAAATGAGTCTGGTCTGGGAAAAGCACGAGATTCTGAGTCCGCCCACGGACGAGGAGGTGGCGCGGATGGAGCCGGAGGAGGTGCTGAAGCTCCACGAACTCTATCACTCGGCCATCGCCAATAGCCGCCGCGACCCGTACAGGTATGGCTGGAAGCTCCCACATTGGAAGGATGCGGAGGAGTTGTTGGAGCACAGCTCCGAAATCCTTGTCAGCGGAGGGAACCGGAGCGGAAAGACGACCTGGGCCGCGCACGCCGTCGTCAAGGCCGCCGTGGAGAACCCCCTCTCGGTCATTATGTGCTTCGCCCAGAATGCCGACGTGTCCATCCGTCAGCAGCAGTCTGCCGTCTACGACGCCTTGCCAGAGGAGTTCCGAGTGAAGGTGCTAGGGACGGAGGAGAACGTCTCCTACACCCGAAAGAACGGATTCTCCAAGAGCAGCCTAATCCTGCCCGGCAGCAAAAGCTCCATCATCTTTAAGACCTATGCCCAGTTTCTCAACAACGACACGATTCTTGAAGGCGCGGAGCTGGGATGTCGCAATCCCAACTGGCTTAACATTGGCGCTTGGTGTGATGAGTATCTCATCGGCCCCGAGCTACTCGCCACCCTTCGTTTTCGGTTGGCTACTCGTAATGCTAAACTGCTGGTTACTTTTACGCCTATTGATGGCTACACAGAGGTGGTTAGAGACTACCTCCAGGGAGCGGCCAACCTACGAACCAAGCCAGCAGAGCTACTCAACGGGCGGAACGTCCCGTACATACAGAAGTCCCGAAACAGAGATGCATCCATCATCTACTTTCACAGCCGGGACAACCCGTTCGGTGGTTACGAGCGTATCGCCAAGGACCTGAGCGGCAGACCGGAGGAGGAGGTGCTCACCCGTGCTTACGGGATTCCGACAAAGTCGATGAGCACGAAGTTCCCCAACTTCAGCCGGGAACTCAATGTGGTGAAGCACGAGTCCATCGACCTGAAGGGGAAGACACACTTTATGGTGTTGGACCCTGCGGGGAGGAAGAACTGGTTTATGTGCTGGATAGCGGTGGACCCGTCGGGGACTTGGTTTGTCTATCGGGAATGGCCGGATGTTAACGTTGGGGAGTGGGCCAAATGGCACGGGGGAAAGTGGATTGGCGGCGAAGGGTCCAAGGGGCTGGGATATGGTATCCGGGACTACGTTGACCTCATAGGTCAGATTGAGGCGGAGCACGGGGTGACTATCACCGACCGTCTAATTGACCCTCGTCTAGGCGCGGCGAAGTACCAGACCTCCCACGGGGCGTCGTCCATCATCGAGGACCTGTCGGATGCGGGGCTGACGTTCAACCCTGCTCCCGGTCTGGACATCGAGGACGGCTTGCAGGCTTTGCAGAGCAAGATGAGCTACAACCGTAAGCTGCCGGTGGATAGCCTCAATAGACCCCACTTCTACATCTCGGACAGGTGTGAGAATCTCATCCAGGCTTTACAGGAGTACACGGGGGACGGCGGACTGGAGGAAGCCTGGAAGGACCCCATCGACGTTCTGCGCTACGCCGCCATTGACGGCATCTCCTATCTAGACCCCAAGGCCCTGAAGATAACGAAACCCAAAACCTACTACTGATGATTCCGTTCATTGAATTGGCGAAGGAGCTGAAGATTAGCAATTTCCAGTTGGCAAAGCTGCGGGATGAGCGTCTTTCCCCAGAGGATTTCC